TATAGCCATAAAGTACTATATCAACCATGACTGAACTTTAGTACTATATCCACTATCAGTAACCATTATCATTAACATACCCATGCCCCCTTATTAGTAATGATTATCATTATCATTAACATAAGCTGTCCCAGGACATACTTCTCGAATTAAGTCTCTTTCCTATGGCTTGTACTCCAATCATAGTACAATCATAGTATCATCAGACTACTTTCTTGTTAATACACTCATAGCCAGGGTGATTGAACGTATAGGTGTACATAATAGCTATTGTGCGACACTCTAGATACGAAGGACGGAGAAAAGGAATGGAATAGAATATGTTACTATCGAACCTCTTCCCGACGGTAGTGTTAAGTTGGGAATAGGCTAGTGATTTAGTATAGAATTAAGGTATGGTATAATGGGTGGTGTAGTGGTGGTGGTGGTGTGGGGATGGTATTATTATATAAATTATATAATAGCATATTAAGGGGCATTTTATGAAGCATTTACTAGCGGTAACATGGGCAAGGTGGACGGTACAGGACCCGATAGACGAAGAGCATTATACGATTTTTACTGCCTCTATTCTCAAGCCAAGTTGGGAATATCCGATAGTTTGTGCCTCTATGGCTATCCGCAAGGGTATCAAGAAAATATTCATCAGGTTATCTTATGGGGGGTTATTAGCTACCTTTGTTATTCCTGATGAATATAGAGAGCGTTTAGATTTGGGTTATAAAGAAGCTCTTTCAATAGCTGAATACATACAAAGTAAGCAGAGGGCTTTACACAGGCTGAGCAATATTCCTCCTGGGGCGAAGGTTATCAGGACTGACACTGGTGAGATAATTGCGGAGGTAGAGCAATACTTGAAGGAGAAGAAGGATGTCTAAGAAAGATAGACGGAGAATCAATCAGTTTATACTCAGCAAGATTGAAGATGTTAAGAGCGCAAAAGAAGCTAGGATAGCAGCGGACAAGGTTTACAGTGCTATCTCCAGGGATATGGCATAAGCCAGAGAGAGAATCTTAACGCAGGTCAATAAAATCATAAAATGATATAATGGTTCTCAGAGGGGGCGAATAGCCCCTTCCTTGTTATCAGGAGGTTTTATGGAAGATAAGAAGTCTAAGTCAATAAAAATATCCTTCACCATTCTGTTCTTGACCATTACTATTTATCTGCTTGATATTAACCCTGCTGATAGAGACCTGTATGCAGGGATAGAGTTAAGCTGGTAATATGGAGTCCTTACTTACAGGTATGCACAGGGAATACACAGAGAAGGGTAAGACATGGCATAACGGGTATGTAGAGAAAATCTGCCCAGTTTGCCTTAGACCTTATATCTGTGCAAGGGATGTATCGGGTAACGTTGACAGGTGTGGGTATCCTGATTGCAAGCCTCATGACGGGGAAACCTTTTGTGGTAAGGCATAATGTGGATGATAGAGAGGTTGCTACATTTATAATGGAACTATCCCTGAAGTATGGCGTAGATCCAGGAGTATTATGGCATATATTAGAGGAATATATGAAGTATTGCCATGATATTTGGGAAATTCAAACCAGGAGCTGGAACTAGATTATGAAGAAGTTTGAAATAGATGTAGAACGAGCTTCAAACGGTGCCATAAAGATAAAACTCCAAACAGGACTTTTGCTTCTTGGGTTGGTATTATCTACTGGGATTACTACTGGCAGCGTGATATTTTCTTATAAGGCTGCACTGGATAGTATTTCAGGTAATTCCAATAGAATCACAAAGATGTCAGACAAGGTTGAAACCTTGATAGAAAGGGTTGCCAGAGTGGAAGGGCGACTTGAGATAATGTTAGTGCCATAATGAATTACAAGGAAAACCAGAGAATTAAAAAGACAGCCCGCAAGGAAGCCTCTAAGATAGAGGAGAGAACGGAAGGAATTACCGCTGATATTGATAAGATTGATAAAAAGGTTGAGAAGAGTAAGAAAGACATATCATTGCTCAATGTAGAAAATAAGGCTTTGAGAAAACTCATAAGTTCCCTCGATAAGAGGGTGAAGAAACTGGAAGAACCGTCAACTTAGGAGGACTGTATGCCGAAAGCAATGGAACGTAAACTAAGGGCAGAAGCTAAGAAGAAAGGACTTACAGGAGAAAGGGCTGATAAATACGTTTATGGAACTATGAGAAAGACTGGATGGAAGCCATCAACGCAAAGGAAAAGGAAGAAGAAATAATGCCTCCGAAGAAAAGGGTATCGCAAAAGGAAGTTGATATTGCCAGTGTCCCACTGGATGAATTATCAGAAAAAGACCTGAGAAATATCATGAAGGGATTGACTGAAAAGGCTGTTATGGGGAACGCCCAAGCAGCACAGTCGTATGTTAAATGCAGGGAGTATCTGGATAGAAAGTATGCTAACAATAGAGAAACAGAACTTACATCAGAAGAAGTCTCCCGTATCGGTAGGGAAGTTATCAGTAGACTCAAGGAAATGGATAACGGAATGGATAACCTGTCGAATGAGTCCGCTCTACTTCTTGATAAAATACGGGCGAATTAAAGATGATCTGCTGGGTATTATCAGGTTTGAGCCATGGGATCATCTTGTAAATTGTATCCATGCTTTCTTAAGGTATGATGAAATTGTTATCCTTAAAGCCAGACAGGTAGGTTTAAGTTGGCTATGTGCTGGATATGCACTATGGAAGGCTTTGTTCTTTGAGGGTAGCCGTGTGCTGATACTGTCTCAAGGGCAAGATGAGGCCACCGAACTGCTTAATAAGGTTAGATTCATATATCAATACTTGCCACAAGAACTCAGAGTGCCAGTCGGAAAAGACCAGGAAAGTCTTATGACCTTCCCATGTATGCACTCAGAGATTAAAGCCCTCCCGTCTACGGAAAAGGCAGGACATGGGTATTCAGCTTCGCTGGTTATCAGGGATGAACTTGAGTATCATCCCTACGCTGAGAAAAACTTTCTTGCAGTTGCACCTGCTATAGATGCTGGTGGACAGATGATTGACCTGTCTACAGTTGATAAAACAAAAAGTGATACCCATTTTAAGGGCAGATATAAGGCAGCCAGAGCACAGGTGAGTGACGGTCACGCAATATTCATTCCCTGGTTCGCCAGACCTGTTAGAGACCCAAGTATGACTTTGAAAGAGTGGTATGAAGATAAGATTCTGAAGAAGTATTCCAAGACAGAGGTGGAACAGGAATATCCCGAAGAAGAAGAACAGGCACTTAGCGTTCTTTCTTCAGCACAGTTCTTCCTGTCAGAAGCCTTGCAAGATATGCAGAATGATTGCTACCCTGCTATTGAAACAAGACACAATAACATGGTGAAAATATGGAAGACGCCAGTTATAGGGAGAAGGTATCTTGTGGTAACTGACCCGTCTACTGGGCAAGAAGACCCTCATGTTTCTCTCGTTCTTGATGTGGATACGCTGGAGAAGGTTGCTGATTCTCACGGTTACGTACCAGCAGAACTCGTAGCACAAATACATGACGAATTTGTTAGAATGTATAATAATGCTTATAATACTTACGAAAGAAATGCAGTTGCTGGCGGGGTTGTAGAGCAGAAATTGAAAGAACTCAAAACGCCAAATCAGTATACGGCTAAACTTGGCAAGCCATCTCAAGGATGGTGGACTGCCTCTAATCAGTTTTCTTCAGGCAGGCTTGATATGTTATATAGATTGCAGATGGCAGTTAGAAATAGGCAGATAAGAGAGCATAATATAGAGGCTTTAAATGATTTCATGTGGTTTATTCAACCTGAAAACGAAGCCCCTAGAGCTACTAAAAATCAGCATGACGATTTCGTAATGTGTTGGTCTATAGCCTTAGAACTGAGAAGACTATTACCTGCCTTTACAGGCGGTTTTAAAACAGTTAAGTTGAGAGGTATGTAATATGCTGTCAGATACGGTAAGGATATATAAGGCACTGGCGGAAGATAGGTATAAGACGCTCAGGGCAGAACAGGAAGAGGATGATAGGTACTACTACGATAGTTTTGAAGTTCCTCAAATCAATTCTCCTGTTACAATTCAAAGAACGGGCAGGGCAGCCAGACTTATTGACTCTCCAGCAGAGCATATTATTACCTCAAATCCACAGGGTTACAGACTGAATATCAAGAACACGAAAGGGGAAGAAGAGGACTCCCTTAAAATATCCAGAGTGATAAATGAACAGTGGGTTTATACACTGAAACACGGTAATCCAGATATGTTCAAGGAGTTTGTAAAACAGCTTCTCAGACGTGGGGATGCTTATATTAAGGTTCTTCATAACTCATCGTGGGTAACTGAGGGTATGAACAAGATAGGAATGCCTGTTATATTCTCAGTACCAGACGCTTATACCGTATATACATTGCCAGAAGATGAAAAGAATGGCATACCTGACAGAGCTTTAATCATGTATAAAAGGAGTTCTTCGGCAATAAAGAGGATATATCCAGATTGGTCAGACCCAAAGGGGACTCTCACGAAAAAGCAGAATGCGGACTGGCTTGAATACTGGACTCCTGAATATAGAGAGTTCTATGCAGATGGGGAAATCGTATTAGAGAGTGATAATGTGTATGGGTTTGTGCCGCTTATCCATAAGCTATCGGGTATGGGAACTAATTCTGCTGACGGAGCACTGGAAAAACTTATCGTGGGCAGGCTTAGATTTTGTAGAGATACTCTTGCAAGATATACGGCATTGGTATCATCTATAGACTGGCTGATTCATAATTTCTCTAACAGAAGTTTTGATGCTAAGATTACAGACCCGCAGGTTGACAAGGCAGTATTTGACACACTTGAAGAGGATTATAAGGTAGGGACTGGCTTAATGCACAAGATACCTTATGGCGTAGATGTGCAACCAGCCGTTCAAGAATTGCCAGAGCCTCAACTGTTCGCATATCTTAATCAGGTAGAAAACGAACTTGCCAAAGAAGAACCACTTGTTCTCGGAGGTATGGCAGTTGGAGAGAGCGGCAGGCAGCAAGATATGACTCAAATAGCTGCCTTAAGACGGTATGACACCATTGTCGAAAACACGGAACACGCTTTCGGGCAGGCTTTTGGCATGGCGTTGAGAATGATGGAGAAGCTACCCTGGATTAGACCTGATGATATTCCCAAAGATGCTATTAACGGGAATTATTCAGTTGTTGTCAGTTTGAAGGCAGCCGACCCGCTTGAGAATGACAGGAAAGCGTTACTTGGTAGTAGAATGCTGGCTGCTGGAGAGATTGACCCTGAAACAAACTTGATTGATTTTAAGGGTTACACTATAGAAAAAGCAAGAGATGTACTGGTAAACACTCTAAAGTGGAAGGTTTTGCTTAATAGTCCTGATATAGCCGAACTTATAGGCTTGAGGGCTGCTGAACAGGCTGGTATGCTGGAGCAGTTAAACATGCTTAAGCAGAGAAGGCAACTTTTAGAGAAGACGGGGGGTGGATTGGCAGAAGTACCTTCAAGAACATCTCAGGAGAGAATGGCTGGCGAAGTGCAGACTCCAGGCGGGTTTGAGCAGATAGATATGGCATTGACGCAAAGGGCTGAAAGGAGACCCCCCACTAATTATGCAAGGAGCGCATAATGAAAAGCAACTATTTCAAAGAGGTAGAGAAGTCAGTTCTGGATACCGTAAATGATGTTTCAAGAAGTATGGCAGAGGACTTCAAGGGAACTGAGCCGTATAGCGGTAAGCCACCTGATAACAGACAACTATATATGTGGTTATCACAGTTAGACCCATATCAAAGAGAGCAACTAAGAAGGAAACATGGAGAAGTCGTTTGGGACGAGTTTCTTTACGAGATGTCAAAAGTAGAACGAGAGGTGCAAAATGCCTGAACCGTTAAAGAAAAAGAATTGGTGGGAGAACTTTGGGGCTGAACCTGCTGAATGGAAGGGAAGATTGCCTCTGTTGACAGAAATGAAGGAAGGGAAGGAATTATGGCGGAGACCTTCTGAACCTTATTCACCATTCAGGGCTTATTTGCCAAGAGAACGATATACCATACCTGTCGGGACTGCTGTTCCTGAATCTACTGACTGGCTTACCAGATTCCAGCCAGAAGAAGAAACTGAGATGGAGATTACTCCAGAAATGAGAGCAAAGAGTCAGGAGATATGGCAGGGAATCCAGTTCTTCAAACGCAAACTTGGGTATACTGATTACGATATAAGGCAGATGACAGCAGGGCTTACGTCAGCAGAGCAGTTACAAGAAGTATATGATGTATTACAGAATGAAGTTGCTGGCCTGGATATTACTGCTCAAAGACAGCTCGCAGAACGCATTTCTCAAGCTACTTATGATGATAAGATTCTATCCAGAACGCTTACTCCGCAAGCACCACCGTCATGGTTCAATAATATAGCTATGGAAGCTAATCAATACGGCATACCAAAGAATGTTATAGGGCAATGGGCTAATCTTGGAAGCCAACCTGTAACCAGAGGCGAAACCGTTGTATCTGCATGGCAAGACCCTGCTACTGTAAGAAGCATGTTTGAACAGATAGACGCTGCTAAGTACAGATTCCAAAGAGGCTTAGCAGATACCTTAAGAGAACAATATCCAGAATGGGCAAGTATATTTGAGGCAGAGAATACCAAATTCGCAGAACAAGAAGGAGGCAGGTTTGCTGCCGATGAATACTGGGCTAATTTTAGCGGGTGGCTTTTATCCAAACCAACCTTCATGAAAGACTTTGAGAAACAGGATAAGGAACAACAGAAGAAGTACCCGCAATTATACATGGCATACAATGAAGCTGGAAGCAACTTACCATTCTCATTCTGGGTTGCCACTACGCCAGAAGCTCAGGAATATATGAGGTTAGCCGAAGAAGAGGAAATGGAAGCAGCTTTGGCTGCGCCTCCAACAACAAAGAAAACGCCAAGATGGGCTACGGCTAGAGGTTAAAGATGCCTACTCAAAAAGACATAGTATTACAAAAACTTGTAAGGGATATAAGAGCAAAGAGGCAACCTCCGCAAACGCAGGTAGAACAACCACAGGCTGCGGCGGAACCCCAGTTGCCTTCATGGGCAAGTGTTGAAGAACCTACACAGCAGATTGGCAGGAAGCCATCATTTCTAGCTTATAGAGAACCGTTGCCTCCGAATGTGCCAGTTGAAGAACCATCTCCTCCGCCAAAAGAACCACAGTATACAAGAGAGTACAAAGAGTGGTGGGAACAACCTGCTAAAGCTGGTGAGGATATTACCAGATGGATAGGCACAAATGTAGCTAAAGTGCCTATCTTACCTCAATTCCTTCAGGCTGCCCCTGTGAAGGCAGGCTTAATGGGCTTGCAAGCGTTAGATGAATACTGGGCTGCTGGCATGGTAAAAATATTCTCAGAGCCTTTTGGGGAGAAGGTGCTACCTGACCTGCCAAGAATTGAAGGCGAAAACGCACTCCAGTACACGAGAAGACAATATCAGGCTATGGAAGCTCCTATGTATGTTAAAGGCTTGCTTGAAATACTTAATCCGATAGATTTGGTTTTCTTTGTCGGATTAGCTGTTAAGGGGATTAAGTGGACTACAAAGGGTGCTAGAGTAGCTCTTAAAGGTGTTGAGGCGGCAGGTATGGATGTGTTAGCTGACGTTGGCACAAAACTAACACAAAAGGAACTGGCAGAAGGGTTCGCTAAAGGTGTAGGGGGAGCTATTCCTGGAGAACCTATTGGTGAAGTATTTGGCAAGATAATACCTAAAGCTGGCAAGGATATTAGAATAATACCTCTAGCAGATGTGGTTGCTGGAATACCAGATACGGTACAGAGGCGTTTCTGGCAGAGGATGCAAGATGTTCCTGGAGTTAATAAGGTTATTGAGGCTGTAAGCGGTAAACAGATATGGATGCGTAAATTAGCCAAGACTCCAAGAGATGAGGCTATGAACGCCTTAATCTGGAAGTATACTGTTGAAAAGCAGATGAGTGATTTTGGTAGCACTTATATGACCAGAGCAGTAAAGGAAATACCAAGATTCAATTCACCAGAAACACTATTTAAACTTACAGATGATGGTATTGTAGGGGCAGTTGAATTAACTGAAGCTGCTGCTGCTAAAGGATTTACGAGTAAGTATCTGGATGACGTATTGAGCCATCTTATCACTGACCCGCAAGGTAATAAGTTGTTCAAGTGGTTAGACCCGCAGGCAGAGAAGTTTGCGTTAGCTTATACTGACGTTGTTAAGCAGCTTACAGATATGGCAGAAGCTAACGGATTAAAACTACCTCATAGATATGACCAGTGGCAAGAGTTCTTCCAGTATTCACCACGTATCGTAGAAGGTAAGTTTGAAGGTGCTGAGTTTATTAAGGCATTGCATTCTAATCCTCTTATGGAACTTACATTTGCTACGGCTAAAGAAGGGGTAGAAGCTGGATATAAGTATTCTAACGATGTGTTTGGCAGATTACAGCTTCTTAGAGATACTGTGTCCAGAAGGGTAGCAGACGCTAACTTTGATAAGGCGATTATAGACCAGTTCGGAGTATCCAAAGCTGAAGCATGGAGATACTTTGCAGATGATGCTACAAGGAAGCTCTATGATGATGGCTTGGAGAAAATGACTATTCTCAAGAAATTGGATTCTGAGCTTAATACGCTTAGAGGCATCAAGGGATTGCCAATAGGCAGACCGATTAAATCTACTACGCTTGATGATTTGAGACAGCTAGGCTTAGGTGATATAGCATCCAAACTTGAAAAAGCACAGGCTATTAAGGGTGTAAATGCTGTTAAGTATATAAGAAAATTCGGGGATTCCCTGAGAACACGCTTTGGTTTGGAGAAGGTTGAATATGATACATTGCTTGCCTCTATAGCTGCTGAAGGAGATGTTACGCCAAGACAGGTAGCACAGTTGTTCAGTAAGTATACAGGCAAACAGGCAGAGATATTAAGACTAACTGAAAGATTGTGGGGCAAGCAACTAAAAGGCGATTTAGCTGCTAACCTTGCTCAAGTTAGAAATAGAATATCAACAGCCATCTCCGAAACCAGGGATTTCATTAAAACAGAAAGAGCTTCGTTCAGAGAGATAGATGATGTAGTGGACGGCTTGAAACGCAAGGTTGGTAGCGAGCTTAATATAGCAGAAGGTATAGGAGAACCGTTAGCTGCTTTCAGAACTCACCCTGGCTTTGGTGGGCAGTTATTCCCAAAGAGTGTAAGGGATGCTATTGAGCCAGTGTTTATGGATAGAGGGCAGAAGTGGCTTAAATTACCACAGGCTGTATCTGCATTATCCAGAACGGCTACGGCTACATTGGATGCTTCTGTAATGTCTTTAACTCTTATGCCTGCCTTTGGTAGAAATCCTGCCATATTCCCTAAAGTGGCTAAATGGGCTTTAACCACGTTAAGAGACCCAACTCTTACGGCTGCTGAATTAGTAAGGAGAGAATCTTCAATACTGGACTTCATTGCACATGGTGGTAGTGCTGGTACAAGTGAATGGATGGAAGCACTACCGCAGATACAGAAGTTTTTTGGAGGCGTTGGGGAGAAGGTTGCTGGTGAAGCTGGCAAGAGAGTGGGCAAGGGTATTGTCGCAGAGACTTTCGGTAGAGCAGAAGCATTGTATAGCATGACACTCATGATAGCTAAAGATGAACTCTGGAAGGCTAACAGGGCATCAATACTTGGCAAGGTTGCCAATGGCACAGTTCAACAAGCTGTTGGCGAAAGGATGCTGAGAGATTTAGCTGGTGCTGTTGATAAGATGACTGGTAGTGGTGCTTTGGAGAAATGGGGTATTGGGGTAACTCAAAGACAGGTTGAAAGTTCGTTCTTGTTCTTTGCGCCACGATACACCAGAAATGCAATGGCATTGGTGAATGATGTTTTAACTGGGGGGATTGCAGGTAATGAAGCAAGAGCGGCAATTGCAGGTATGGCTGTAACTGGTATGACCTTATACCATGCTACCTGCAAGATGCTGAACCAAGAGGAGAATTACAATCCTACATCTGGCAAGTTCATGACAATTAAGGTTGGGAACAGGCATGTAGGCGTAGGTGGTAT